TCCCAAAGTGTTACTGCTCCATGATGGTTGAGCGACTTTCGCTCCAACACCTAAAAGGGAAAGAAAATGGCTATTGAACCTAATATAGGATCGGGTGGAATCTTAGAACAAACGCCTCAAGTTGAGGGTGAAAGCGTTGTTGTGCAAGAGCTTGGACAATCGCCCGGAGTTTTTGAATTTGATGATGGTTCTGCTATTGTTGGAGAATACACGGAAATGGAGGCAACGGTTGAGGCTGCTTTCGATGCTAATTTGGCAGATTTTATGGAAGAGGGAGATCTTGGTCAAATATCAAACGATTTGATTGGGAGCATTGACGATGATTTCTCATCTAGACAGGATTGGGAAGATACATACAAGCGTGGCCTAGATTATTTAGGAATGCAGAACGAAGAAAGAGTTGAGCCTTTTGAGGGTTCCTCTGGCGTTGTTCATCCACTTTTGGCTGAAAGTGTTACACAATTTCAAGCACAGGCGTACCGTGAGATGTTGCCTGCTACTGGCCCTGTAAGAACACAGGTAGTTGGAGGCCAGAGTGAGCAGCTTACAAAGCAAGCTGAACGTGTAAAAGACTACATGAATTACATGATTACCTATGAAATGGAAGAATATGACCCAGAAATGGATCAAATGCTGTTTTATCTTCCGATTGTAGGCTCAACATTTAAAAAAGTTTACTTTGATCCGCTAAAAGGCCGCGCCGTAAGTCAGTTTGTGCATGCTGAAGATCTAGTTGTGCCTTATGGAGCTACAGATTTACCCACATGTCCTAGAATTACGCATGTAATTAAGATGGATTCTAACGAAGTTAAAAAGCTTCAATTGGCGGGATTCTATCGTGACGTTGATTTGCCCGACAATGGTTATAGCGGCGAAGAAATGTCAGAGGTTCAGGAGACAATTAACGAAATACAGGGTGTTCACCCTAGTAATGCATCTGTTGAACTAACATTGTATGAGGTTCACACTGATTTGGATCTCAAAGGCTTTGAGAACATGGGCAATGATGGCGCTCCTAGCGGCTTAAAACTCCCATATATTGTTACAATCGTAGAAGATACTGGCGAAGTTCTTTCGATTCGTAGGAACTACGAAGAGATGGACCCAATGATGAAGCGCAAGGACTATTTTGTGCATTATAAGTTTCTGCCCGGTCTTGGTTTTTATGGTCTTGGTCTTACGCATATGATTGGTGGCTTGGCACAAGCCTCTACATCTATTTTACGTCAGTTAATTGATGCGGGTACGCTTTCTAACTTGCCTGCGGGATTTAAAGCACGAGGCGCAAGGATTCGAGAAGAAGATAACCCACTTCAACCGGGAGAGTTTAGAGATATAGACGTTGCAGGAACCGATATACGTTCATCTCTGATGCCTTTGCCATTTAAAGAACCTTCAGGCACATTGTATAATCTTTTGGGTACTCTCGTAGACGCAGGGCGGCGTTTTGCTGCTATGGCAGACATGAAAATAGCTGAAATGGGCGGCGAAACGCCTGTTGGAACAACAATGGCTATTATGGAGCGCGGCACAAAAGTGATGTCTGCGATCCACAAACGCATGCATTATTCGCAAAAGATCGAGTTTAAGTTACTGTCCAAAGTCTTCTCTGAAACTATTCAGATGTATCCGTATATGCCATCAACAGAGTTTGGCCCCGAGATATTTGCACAAGACTTTGACGCTAGGGTTGATGTTCTCCCTGTTAGTGATCCAAATATCTTTTCAATGGCACAGCGTATTGCGCTTGCACAAACACAGTTGCAGTTAGTTCAATCAAACCCACAGATTCACGGTGGGCCGCAAGGGTTGTATCAAGCATATCGCAAAATGTATGAGGCACTTGGTGTAAACAACATTGATTCAATATTACCACCGCCTCCACAGCCACAACCAATTAACGCTGCAATGGAAAATAAGATTGCAATTACTGGTGGCATGCCACAAGCATTTCCACAACAAGACCACAAAGCTCATATGGAAACACATTTAGCGATTATGTCTACACCTGTGGTTCAAACAAATCCACAAGCCATGGCAACGTTGCAAGGTCATATTCAAGAACACATAGGCATGTTGGCAGAACAGCAAGCACAGCAAATGGTAATGGAACAAGCAGGGCCAGAAGTGCAGCAAAATCCAGAGGCTATGCAGATGTTACAACCTGCTATTGAACGTCAAGCGGCGATGCTTATTGCCGATTTGACAGAAGAATTTACTCAAACAGTTGAGCCTGTGGGTGAGGGAACAGATCCTCTTGTTGCAATTAGGCAACAGGAATTACAATTAAAAGCAGCAGATATGGAGCGTAAATCTACAGAGTTTGATGCCAAACAAGAACTAGAGCGTGAGAAAGAAATGATGGACGCTAGTTTGGCTCAAGAGAGGCTAAATTTACAGCAAGACGCTTTAGCCGATAAAACACGAGTAGCTGAAGATCGTATTCAGACACAGAGAGACATAGCGGCTATCAATGCACAAACAAAAGGAGCTAGACAATGACTAGTAGTATAAGAGCCAAAATGATTGAAGTAGAAAAGGAAAAAAAGGTAGCCAGAAGAGAGGCAATGGCTAATCCAGAGGTGGCAACAGAAATGGTTCGCGCCCGTAATGACCAAGGACATTATATAGCAGATGACCCAAGCACTCCAGAAAACGAAGCATGGGTTGAAAAACCCAAAAAGAAAGCGACCCCTAAAAAGAAAGCCCCTGCCAAAAAGAAAACCGCAAAAAAAGACTAATGGCAGCGTAATAAAACGCTTTAGTAAAATAGCTAGACCCCAGAGATTTCAAGGTATTTTCTAAAACCTTGGGATAAATACTTGTGTTCTCCGATGAATTGTATAATGTCCTAGTATGGAGATCTTATGGACGCACTAAATCTAGCTGAATACCTCTACAAAAAGTTACGTCAACGTCGTGATGACATACAGGTGTCTTTAGGCACAGGTAACATTGGTTCGTTTGATGAGTATAGGTATGCAGTTGGGCAAGTTAAAGGTTTAACGTTCATGGAAGAAGAGATCAAAACAGCAATGAAAAATATCGAGTTTGCAGATGACTAAAAAACTATATGTACCTGACCACATGGCAGTAAAGCCAAAGGATATGGAGAATATCCCTAGACCCATAAAGACCGCTTTTGGAAAAGATAAAGAAGAAAGCAAGAATGAGAGTGATCCTTCTCAAATGAAAGCTTCAGCATTAGAGCGTCTTCCACAGCCAACTGGCTACAGAATGTTAATCATTCCTTATTACCCAAGTGAGAAAACAAAAGGCGGTGTGTATGTTCCGGATCAAGTTAGAGATCGTGAAGCATTCGCAACTGTAGCAGCATATGTTGTAAAACTTGGTCCCGATGCATACCAAGACTCCCAGAAATTCCCAACTGGTTCGTGGTGTTCTGAAAAAGATTGGGTTCTTATAGGAAGATATGCCGGAAATAGGTTTAAAGTGGAAGGACTTGAGGTTCGTATCATAAATGACGATAATATTATAGCCACAATACTTGACCCCAAAGACATTTCGTATGTATAAGATAACAGAGGAGAGTTTTTGTTATGCAGGCAGAAGCCCAAGAAAAAGAAATTGAAGAAGTAACATCCGTAGAAATAGAGGATGATTCAGAGGTTGTTGAAGATTCTGAAGAGCAGCAGGAGCTTTCAAGCACAGACTCTGATGATGAGCAGGAACTTAGGGATTATGAGTCTCCTAATAAAAAGAAAAATGATCCACAGCGCAGAATTAGGCAATTAACTGCAGCGCGAAAGCAAGCTGAAGAAGAAGCGGCTGCGGCGGTTGAGTATGCAAAGCAAATGCAGGCTCAAAATGAACAGTATAAACAAAGACTTTCTACTTTAGATAAAGGATACATATCTGAGTATGAGGGTCGTATTTCTTCTCAAGAAGCTCAGGCAAAACGTGCATTAGCAGAAGCACATGAAGCAGGGGATTATGACAAAGTTGCTGATGCACAATCAGCAATCGCTCAAATTGCTATTGAGAAAGAACGTCTTCGCGTTCAAAAAAGTAAATCTCAAGTTCAATCACAACAACAAGCACAACCTCAACAAGAACAGCCACGCCAACAACAGCGTGATCCAAAGTTAGAGGCTTGGCTTGAAAAGAATACTTGGTTTGGCAAAGATCGCATTATGACCAGTGTAGCGCGTGGGCTTCACGAAACGCTTGTTGCGGAAGAGGGGTATAACCCCACAACCGATGAATACTACGCGGAAATTGATAAGCGGATACGTCAGGAATTGCCAAACAAGTTTCAGAGTAACAAGAAAAATGTCCAATCTGTTACTCCTTCAGGGAACGGTAGTCGTTCACTGGTAAATGGACGTAAAAAGCAAGTAGATCTTAATCCCGGTCAAGTGAAATTAGCTGAAAAGTTAGGTATTCCCTTGGATAAATATGCTGCGGAAGTTCAAAAACTTGCAGATCGGAGAGACTGATATGGCTGATCGTATTTCACGCGACACTCAAACGCGGGAGCGCGAAGAGCGCCAAGTTTGGAGACCCGGTACAGCTTTAGATGCTCCGGAAGCCCCATTGGGCTATAAACATCGTTGGATTCGCGAATCCGTGATGGAATTTGATGACAAAACTAACGTACATAAGCGACGGCAAGAGGGATATGAACTCGTTCGTGCAGAGGAATATCCAGATTATACAGGTCCAGTTGTGGATGAAGGGCGAAACGCAGGCATCATAGGTGTCGGCGGTCTTGTATTAGCTCGTATTCCGCAAGAATTGGCAGATCAACGCAATCAGCACTACCAGAAGACTACACAAAATCAGATGGATGCTGTTGATCGTGATTGGATGCGCGAAAATAACCCTGCGATGCCAAAAATGGCACCACAACGTAAATCAAGCGTGAGTTTTGGCTCACGACCTAAATCTGATGGAGATTAAAGATGGCGAATTTAGACGCACCTTTTGGCCTTCGTCCTGCTCGTACAAGTTTAAGCTCTCAACAGCAAAACCGTTATCGAATTGCTGCAAACTATAACACCTCTATTTTTCAGGGTGATCTAGTTGCAATGGTAACTGGTGGCGGTATTGAGAGAGTTGCGGCAGGTGGTTCAGGATTTATTCTAGGCGTTTTTAACGGCTGTGAATATACTGATCCTAGTACAGGAAAGCCAAGATTTTCTAACCACTATCCGGCAAACACAAATGCGGCTGATATCATAGCTAATGTTATTGATAACCCAAATGCGGAGTTTGAAATTCAAGCTGATGCTGCATTTCCAGTGACTGACTTAGCAGGTAACTACGACATTTTAGCAACAGCAGGAGATACCGTATCTGGTATGTCTCGTATAGAGCTAGAAGTAGGAACTGCGGATAGTACGGTAGCAACCCTACCACTAAAAGCAATCGACATTTCTCAAGATCCTGAGAATAGCGATACATCGTCGGCAAATACAAATGTAATTGTCAGAATTAACAACCACCTGTTCAGTGCTGGCACTGCGGGTCTAGCGTAAGGAGACTGAGTTATGGCTATTTCAAGATCCCAACTCGTCAAAGAGTTAGAGCCGGGCCTTAACGCTTTATTTGGTATAGAGTATGATCGTTATGAGAACGAACATGCAGAAATCTTTGACACAGAGGCATCTGATCGTGCTTTTGAAGAAGAGGTAATGCTTGTTGGTTTTGGTAATGCTCCAACCAAAAATGAAGGTGCCGGGGTGCAGTTTGATAATGCAACGGAAGCATTTACTGCTCGTTATTCACACGAAACAGTAGCTCTTGCTTTTGCATTAACAGAAGAAGCTGTTGAAGATAATTTGTATGACCGCCTTGGTGCTCGTTATACAAGAGCGTTAGCTCGTTCAATGGCGCACACAAAGCAAATCAAAGCAGCATCTGTTTTAAACAATGCGTTTGATAACAACTTCACTGGTGGTGACGGTGTTGAATTATGTTCAACGGCACACCCACTAGCGGGTGGCGGTACTTTCCGTAACGAATTGGCAACCGCTTCTGACCTCAACGAAACTTCACTTGAGAATGCTCTTATTGACATCTCAACATTCGTTGATGAACGTAATATGATTGTCGCGATGCGTGGACTTAAACTAATTGTTCCTCCGCAACTAAAATTTGTTGCGGATCGTCTATTAGAATCAACTCTTCGTGTTGGTACTGCTGACAATGATATTAACGCAATCCGTAACATGGGTATGTTGCCAGAAGGTTACACTGTTAACCATTTCTTGACAGACCCAGATGCGTTCTTCATTAAAACAGACGCTCCAAATGGCTTTAAGCACTTTGAGCGTTCTCCAATGAGAACAAATATGGAAGCTGATTTTGACACAGGAAACATGAGATTTAAAGCCCGTGAGCGTTATAGCTTTGGGTTTTCAGATCCACGTTGTGTTTTTGGTTCACCCGGAGCATAATTTGTGTTAACATAGGGCATGAACATTTTTCATGTTTTTGCTCCTTTAACTTAGAGGCGGCGCGAGTCGCCTCTTTATTTTTTAAAAAAGTATGTTATTCTATCGTCATCCCTGACAGCGGCATGGGGCTGCTGACTCAACCCAAGACAGGAGATCGACATGGGTAGAACAACTTTTTCTGGTCCTGTATTAGCAGGCACAATCAAAGAAACTACGGGTACAACCCTTGGTTCAGATATCAAAAATACAGGTCATGTGGTAATGTCTCAGACATTTTCAGCAGACTTATCTGGTGGAGCGTTAGCTGCACAAGTTACTGACGTTGTTATTCCTGCAAACTCTCAAATTATTGACTGTGTTATTGATGTTATCACGGCAGCTAATACCTCAACAAACTTGAGTGTTGGTGATACCGTAGGTGGCGCAGCTACTATTTTGAA